CCCTTACATTACTTCGTTTTGCGAAGAGCGGGGGTACGAATACGTATATCGGGAAAACCAATTTTACGGACTTCCATCAGAAGTGGATGAGTTCGTTACACCCGAAGGAGTCGGAGAATTCGTAAAAACATTAAATCTTCCTTTCAAACCTAGGGACTATCAATACAAGGGGATCTATGAGGCACTTCGCCACAAGCGTAAGTTGCTTCTATCTCCTACTGGTTCGGGCAAGTCTTTAATGATCTATGCCCTCACCAGATTCTTTGAGAAGAAAAATCTGAAGACATTGATTGTCGTTCCTACTACATCCCTTGTGGAACAAATGCACAAGGACTTTGAGGAGTATGGGTGGAACGCTAGTCATCACTGCCATAAGGTTTATGGTGGTCAGTCTCCTGTCTCTAAGAAGGACGTGGTGATCACAACCTGGCAAAGTATTTACAAGTTACCAAAGAATTACTTCAACGACTTCGGCGCGGTTATTGGAGACGAGGCACATCTCTTCAAAGCAAAGTCTCTGACCAATATCATGAACAAACTTCATGACTGCAAATACCGCGTTGGGTTCACAGGTACTCTGGATGGTACACACACCAACCGCCTTGTTCTTGAGGGGGTGTTTGGTGCTGTCAATAAAGTAACCAAGACTGAGAGTTTGATTAGGCAAGGGCATCTGTCTGAGTTTGAGATCAAGGTTCTTCTGCTGAAGCATAACGGAAAATCTTTTGATAGTTACCAACAGGAGATGGACTACCTCGTAGAGCATGAGGGTAGAAATAAGTTCATTCGGAATCTTGTTTGTGACTTGGAAGGAAATACCTTGGTGTTGTTCAACTACGTTGAACGGCATGGGATGCCACTTTTCGATCTGATAAATAACAAGGTAGGGGAAGATCGATTGGTCTTCTTGGTACACGGGGGAGTTGAAGTCGAAGACCGCGAGAAAGTAAGACAAATCGCAGAGACTACATCAAACGCTATTATCGTCGCATCATACGGAACATTTAGTACAGGCATCAACATTAGGAATCTACACAATGTTGTATTTGCCTCCCCTTCAAAATCAAAAGTAAGAAACTTACAAAGCATTGGGCGCGTTCTCAGAAGAGGTGCCAATAAAAGAAAAGCAGTTCTCTATGACATTGCTGATGACATTAGCAAGGGTGGAAAGAGAAACTACACACTTAATCACTTAGTTGAAAGAGTAAAAATATACAATGAAGAAAACTTTAATTATGAATTTATTGATGTCAAAATTAGAGAGTAGTATGGATCAAGAATTTCTTGCAGCATTAAAACTAGTGTCTGGAGAAGAAATTCTTGCTGTTGCTTGTCACATTGTAGATGAAGATGGAGACTACGTAATCGTAGAGAATCCTATTGAAGTTGAAGAAGTGACCATGGGAAACAAACTTGGAGCTAAAGTATCTCCATGGATGAGGTTCTCAAGAGAAGATGTTTTTATTATTCCAAAAGAAAAGATCATCACAATTGTTGAAGTAGACGCAGACGTGCAAATGTTCTACGCTATGTCCTTGAGGAAACTCAACGCGGATACGGTAACAAAAGCATCAGGAAGAATATCCTCTGTAGAAGAAGCTAGAAATAAACTAGAAGATATCTTTAATAGCTAAAGCTTTCTTTCTGAACTCGCACACTCATATTCTACTGATGGAATGAGTGTTTGTCAAGCCTTGACTATGACCGTATGTTTTGGTAAGATAACTTCAGATGAAAACCAGGAATGAATGGTAAGAAGAAAAGCAGCATCAGAACACTACGTCAATAACAGAGACTTTTTAGACGCACTAGTTGTGTTCAAGAAGGAGTGTGCTCGTGCCAAAGAGAATGGTGAACCACGCCCTCCTATTAGCAATTACATTGGCGAGTGTTTTCTGAAGATTGCAACCCACCTTTCATACAAACCAAACTTTGTGAACTACATGTTCAGAGAGGACATGATTTGTGATGGAATTGAGAACTGCGTTCAATACATTGAAAACTTTAATCCTGAGAAATCCAGCAACCCGTTTGCATACTTCACTCAGATTATCTACTACGCTTTCCTGAGACGGATCCAGAAGGAGAAGAGGCAGTTGGAGATCAAGAATAAGATTCTAACCAAGTCTGGTTATGATCAGGTCTTCCATACTGATAGCAACGACGCTTCTTCTGACTATAATACGATTAAAGAAAACGTGGAGATTAGAATTAAATGAGTGAGCATCCTGAAATTGCAGAACACGAATGGATTGATGATTGCTTCCGTGTTTATAAAACAGAGTATGGTGTGTGGCATAGTGCCACAAAAGAAGGTCGTGAACTTGTTACTGCATTGACTGAAGATGTGTGTATTAAAATGACCCGCTTCTATCTCAAAGGTGAACAAGAAGGATGGGGAGAACAAACCAGTCGAGTAGTTAATGATGGTGTCGTTGGTGGTAAACTGTAATGTATCCCGTAACTATTGTTGATAATTTTTTTGAGGATCCTGATGCGATTGTAGAACTCACAGATGCAATGAGATTCTATCCACCAGAAACTGGAAATTGGCCAGGTTCTAGAACTAAACAACTGCACGTAGAAAACGAAAGGTTGTTTAATTATGTGGGTGAAAAGATCCATCTCCTCTTCCATGATACTGCTCCAGAGTATTGGAAGTTACAAGCACATTTCCAAAAGATTGCTCCCTTCCATGAACAGAAGTGGAACAAAAAAAATCGCGGTTGGATCCATCAGGACATAGATACTCACTTCGGTGGAATCATTTACCTGACGAAAGATCCAGAACCAGACACAGGAACATCTGTCTATAGAACTAAGGATGGATACTCCTTACAGACCAAGGATGAGATCTCAGTCAAAGAGCAGTTGTACCTGGGAACACTGGACAAAACTCAAGAAGAGTATGATGAGATCTACGACAGAGTTCACAACCAATACATCGAAACCGTAAAGGTTGAGAACGTGTATAATAGACTAGTGATGTTCTCTGGACAAACCCATCATGGTGTCCAAACCTTTGGAACCAAGGAGCGTTTAACCCTAAACTTCTTTGGCATTGACATGACTGGAAAACTGCCCCCTCTGATGCGTACTCGATGAAAGTTGCTATTATCACTGACCAGCACTTTGGTGCTCGTAAGTCTAGTCGTGTGTTCCACGACTTCTTCTTGAAATTTTATAATGAAGTTTTCTTCCCCACTCTCGAAGAGCGTGGAATCAAAGTGGTTCTCGATCTGGGAGATACCTTTGACAATCGTAGGAACGTTGACCTGTGGTCTATCCAGTGGGCACGAGAGAACTACTACGACCGTCTTAACGAGATGGGTATCAACATCTATTCTGTTGTGGGTAACCACACTGCATATTTTAAAGACACCAATGAGATCAATACCCTAGATAACCTGCTAGGGCAGTATGATAATATTAAGGTGTACTCTGACCCAACCGAAGTGAATATCGGCGGACTGGGTATTTTGTTTATTCCATGGATCAATCAAAACAATGCTGAAAAAACTCTCCAACTTATTGAAGAAACAAATTGCGACTGTGCGATGGGGCACCTTGAGCTCAACGGATTTGAAGCTCATCGAGGACACATCATGGACCACGGTATGGGCAGCGAGTTATTTCAGAAGTTCAAATCGGTCATGTCTGGTCACTACCATCACCGATCTTCCAGAGGAAACGTCCACTACCTCGGAAACCCCTATCAAATCTACTGGAACGACTATAAAGATCCCCGTGGATTCCACATCTTCGACACCGACACTCTAGAGCGAGAGTTTATCCGTAATCCGTTTGAGATCTATGACAAGATCTACTACGATGAAACTAGTGTAAATATTTCTAAGTTCAAGTATTCGGATTACTCAAACAAGATTATCAAGATTGTCATAGAGAAGAAAACAGATTCTAGTAAATTTGATTTCTTCTTAAGTCAACTCTATGCTGCTGGTGTTCTCGAAGTAAAGATCATCGAAGATCCTTCCTTCGAGCAAGACATCAACGAAGAGATTGATATTGAAAAAGAAGATACCTTGACTATACTTGAGAGGTATGTTGATGACATGGAGCACTCCGATAAGAACTCTCTTAAGAGTATTCTTAAGTCACTGTACGTAGAAGCACTGGAGTTGGTTTGATGTTTATACTCGCTGTCTCAGGTCAGGAAGAAGAGGGTGCCTATGCTGCCCATAATGACGATGGCGAGAGGGTTGTGTACATCTTTGTTGACAAAGACGACGCAGTGCGCTATGCTGGTCTTCTGGAAGCAGATGACTTTCCAGAAATGTCAGTGGTAGAAGTGGACGATGATGATGTCATTCGTGCTTGTGTGAGCCACGGTTTTGAATACTATGTTATTACTCCTGATGACATAGTGATACCTCCTAGGGAAGATTAATTTTTTATCGTTTATGATCCTCTTTAAGTCAATCCGTTGGAAGAACTTTCTTTCTACTGGTAATGCATTCACTGAAATCCGTCTTGACGGAAGTCCTTCTACTCTGATTGTTGGATCCAATGGTGCAGGTAAGTCCACTATGCTGGACGCTATCTGTTTTGCATTGTTCAACAAACCTTTTCGTAAGATCAATAAACCACAACTGGTCAATGCGATTAACGAAAAGGATTGCCTAGTCGAAGTAGAGTTTAGTATTGGTTCTCGTGAATATAAAATTCGTCGAGGAATTAAACCTGGACTATTTGAAATCTACATCGATGGCAAGATGCAGAATCAAGAGGCATCTGCCGCTGACCAACAGAAGCATCTGGAACAGAGCGTACTGAAACTTAACTACAAGTCCTTTACGCAGGTTGTGATCCTCGGGTCATCCACCTTTGTTCCATTCATGCAACTGACCCCTGCCAATCGTAGAGAAGTGATTGAAGATCTTCTAGACATCAAGATCTTCTCTACGATGAACACCTTACTCAAGGATCGAGTTAAGTCTCTCAAAGATTCTATTCGTGACTATGAGTATAAGTTTGACATTGCTAGAGAGAAGGTTGAAATGCAGCAGCGTTTCATTGCAGATCTCAAAGAGCAGGCATCTGCAAGCAATGTTCAAAGGGGAAAAGAGATCGATACCCTCAAGGAACAAATCCAATTCATCAATGGATTAGTTACCTCCGATCTTGAGATGTGCTCCAAGTTACAAACAGACTTAGAGCAGTATGATACAATAGAAGACGAACTCGCTACTCTACGAGTTTACGAATCTAAGTTCCAAGACAAGCATAAGACTTTTAAACGCGATTATAAATTCTTCGATAAGAATGATACGTGTCCCACTTGTAAGCAGAGTATTACTGAGGAACTTAGAGAAAGTAAGAAGACTGATATTACTCAGTCTATTACTGAATTAGAAAAAGCTTCCTTGGACCTTCAAAAGAAAATCGATGATATCTCTAGTTCTGTCAAAGAGAAGCAAGGTATTCTTAAGAAGGTCCAAGATCTTCAGAACGAAGTCTCTTCCCATAATAGGGAAATCCAGTGGAAGCAAGACGCTATACAAAAAATTGAAGCGTCTATCGAACAGACAAATGGTGGCGGGGCAAACCTTAAACGCGAGCAAGATAAACTAAAAGAACTTGCTCGTGAAGGAATGACAGTTGAGAGTGAACTATCTGGGAAGAAAAAATCCCGTGATAACTTTGATGTCATTGCTAACATGTTGAAAGATACTGGAATCAAAGCAGGGATTATCAAACGATACCTCCCCGTGATGAACCAGTTGATTAATCGATATCTCAAAGAACTGGACTTCTATGTTTCCTTTGAGTTAGATGAAAACTTTGAAGAAACGATCAAGTCCAGATTCCGAGATGAGTTCTCTTACTCTTCCTTCTCGGAAGGTGAGAAGATGAGAATTGATCTGGCACTCCTGTTTACCTGGAGGACCATCGCCAAGATGAAGAACAGTGCAAACACTAACCTCCTCATCCTTGACGAGATCTTCGATAGCAGTCTCGATGTTTCTGGCACTGATGACTTCATGAAGATCTTAAGAACTTTCTCAGAAGACAGCAACGTGTTTGTTATCTCGCATAAACCAGACATTATGCAAGATAAATTCCATAGTATTGTTACGGTTGAGAAGAAGCAAAACTTCTCGGTTGTATCGATAGAGCAATAAATATTACATATAATTGTGATTAGGGGATCATATGTTATCAACCCAATACAGACTTCGACTTGAAGCCATTTGTAAAAAGATTGTCACAGGTGATGAAGTCGGGTTGGATGATATGATTTGGGCAGACAAGATTGCTAAAGCAAACAGGTCTGCTGCCTCTATGCTCAGACAAGCTCGTCGGACGGCAATGAATCCAGAAATGGAGGAGGGCAGTCTTGACGATTTTATGAATAAGATGGACATCGGAGACCCTGATCCATCTAACCACAGAACGGGTTTCCAAAGTGCTGACGAAATCGTAGACTGGTTTCGTCAAGATAAATCTGATGACTGGAGACAACGTGACTGAGAGACAATGGCAAGAGGTTGAAGCGATCGTTCGCAAGGAACAATCTCGATCTGTGAACAACCAACCCCGCTACAGGGAGTTGGGTGCTATACTAGACGAACTATTCCACCTGGCACATGAGAGTACCGAACTGGCAACACCACAGTAAAAAGGATCAGAAGCGCCACCTCAAACCGCAAGCGATGAGGGCAAGGCGTGAAGCCCTGCGCCACTTTAAAAAGTGTCACACCAAGACCTCCGACAAGCGTCGGGGGTCTTATTGTATGTGCATACGAGAGGAAACCAATGCACACCGTCAAAGACCATCTTGCTCGCCTGCTTGCCACTGAAGACCTTGTTGTCGAACACCGCCAGGTAGATACTGCATCCTTTGACGTTGAGCGTCGGGTCCTCACGCTGCCTGTGTGGGACAAGGCAGAGAGTGTTGTGATCGACCTCCTGATCTCGCATGAGGTGGGTCATGCACTGTATACCCCTAACGACTGGTCCTTTGAGGGTCAGGTCCCGATGCAGTTCGTCAACATCGTTGAGGATATTCGTATCGAGAAGTTGATGAAGCGTCGCTACGCTGGTCTTGCCAAGACCTTCTACAAGGGTTACAGCATTCTCTCGGACAAAGACTTCTTCGGCATTGGTGACGACGACCTCTCTACGTTCAATCTTGCAGACAAACTGAATCTGTACTTCAAGATCGGTAACTACATCAACGTTCCTTTTGACGAAGAAGAGAAAGAGTTTGTCAAACGTGCTGATCGACTTGAGACCTTTGATGAGGTTATTGCCTTTGCTAAAGAGTTGTATGACTTCTGCACCGAGAAGGTAAAGCAGGAGCAGGAGAAGGTTGATGACCTTCAGAACCCTCCTCAGTCTTCTGAGAGTGGTGGATCCTCTGAGGGGCAATCTTCCACCACTCCTCAGTCCAGCCGCAATGACGGCGGTGAGGAAGATGAGGAAGAAGGCGAAGAAGAGACCGAAGAGAAGGTTGATGGTGATGGTCCTGGTCGTAACGAAGACGAACCTGTAGAGGCAAAGACTGCTGACAACTTCGAGCAGGCACTGGAGCAGTTGGTCAACCACGGTAGGACCAACACCACTTACTTGGAACTGCCCGACAGCATTGACGATGTTGTTGTCAGTAACCGTGACTGCCAGAGCGTCCTCTCTGAGTATTACGTTGACAGGAACTGCATCTGGGTTGACGATGAGTATCGTAAGTACAAGTCCAACGTCCTCAAGGAAGTCAACTATCTGGTAAAGGAGTTTGAGTGTAAGAAGGCAGCAGATTCGTATGCTCGTTCTTCTACCGCTCGCACTGGTGTCCTTGACTGCACCAAACTGCATACCTACAAGTACAACGAAGATCTTTTCAAGAAGATCACCGTTACTCCTGAGGGTAAGAACCATGGACTGATCTTCAACCTTGACTGGTCTGGTTCTATGGGTGATTGCATCTTTGAAACTACCAAGCAGCTGCTGACCTTGGTTCAGTTCTGCCGCAAGGTTGGTATTGCTTATGACGTGTATATTTTCACCGATAGCTATCACAAGGAAGAGTATGACCTTGATGAGATTGGTGAAGATCACAAGATCCTCGTCCGCAACTTCAGGATGGTGAATGTCCTGACCAGTCGCGTCAACAACAAGACCCATGAGGAACATGCTCGGAACCTGTTCCGTCTTGCTGGCAACTGGGGTCCCGTGCATTCGCCTGGTGGTCCTTACCAGTTCACCCTCTCTGGCACTCCCCTCAATGAGGCAATGATTGCCATGAACACTTTGATTCCAGAGTTCAAAGAACGCACTGGTGCTCAGAAAATTCATGTCATCAACTTGACTGACGGTGAAGGTTATCCTGTCTGTTACATGAAGAAGGTCAAGCGTTACAACGGTAATGGTTACACCTACATCCGTTCTCGCATCAACAATGACACCTTCCTTCGGGATCGTAAGACTGGAAAGACCTATGAGTTTGACGGATCTTATGACCAGACTGATGTCTTTGTCACTCAACTTCGGGATCGTTTTCCTGAGTGTGAGTTCATGAACATCCGTTTGCTGTCCAACGGAGAGTGGTCACGTTTCAAACGGCAGTGTTTGGGGTATAATTATAATGAATACGAGAAAGCTGATGCCCATTGGAGAAAGAACAAATCTTTCATTTGCCTCTCCTCCTACTACACCATTCAGTATGCGATGCATGTGAATGCTCTGTCTGCAGATTCTTCTTTTGAAGTTGCTGAGGACGCATCCAAGTCTCAAATTCGTACTGCATTCAAGAAGTCCTTGGGTGCTAAAAAGACAAACAAAAAAATCCTTTCTTCTTTTATTGAGCGCATCGCATGAGACACATTCTTTTTACACTTAAAGGTTGTTCTTCAGTTCTTATTGACGATGAGAGTTATATTAGAGACGTTGTTTATCACGCATCCGTGCAATGTAATTCAACTCTTCTTGCTCTCAACTCACACAAGTTTGATCCTCAGGGTGTAACTTGTGTGGCAATGCTTGCTGAAAGTCACATCAGCATTCACACTTGGCCAGAGTTGGGTATGGCAGTGTGTGACGTTTTTACTTGCGGTGACCACACTGAACCCAAAAAGGCAGTAGACTATATGAAGATGGTCCTCCATGCGACGGACATTATCTGTAATGAATTTGTACGACCTTTAGAATGAACATATTCGTAACACATCCATTCCCTGCTGAAAGTGCGATTTGCCTTCCTGACAAACATATCGTTAAGATGCCGTTGGAGTGTTGTCAAATGCTTAGCATTATTGCTTCTCCTTGGTATCACTCTTACGGAACTTTGGGAAAGGCGGACGGGACGCCCTATAAGACAGAGAAGGGTGCCTTCCGCAATCATCCGTGTACAAAGTGGGCGGCAGACACCGTGGATAACGCCTACTGGCTCATCAAGTGGGGATTGAATCTGTGTGACGAATATACTCTTAGGTACAATAAAACCCACTCATGCCAGAACACACTAATACAAGCATACTATTTGTTTCCCAAAGGTAAGCTTGATAGGGTTACTCCCTTTGTTCGTGCCATGCCAGATGAATATAAGTTAGATCGTACAATTAGTACGATCGAGGCGTACAAAATGTACATTGCATCCAAACCTTGGGTTAAGGATAACTATCTGCGTATGCCAGATCGCAAACCGTCCTGGGTATGACCACTTTGCAAACTGTCCACGCCCGCCCCAGAGGCGGGTTTTTTCGTGTATCTTATATACATACCAATCAAGGCAACCACCAATGACTTCCAACTTCATCGACGAACTTCGCTCTGAGTACGGCAACGAGATTACCG